CGGAAGGCGGCGAGTTCAACGAGATTGTAAAGAAAATGTTCTTTCATGGCGAAAATATAGACGCAGACAGATTGTTTCACATGAAACGCGAACTAGGTGATATAATCTGGTACTGGATTACAGCAGTAGCCGCCGCAGGTTTTGATCCCAATGAAATACTGGAATTAAATGTTGAGAAATTAGAAAAACGTTACCCAGGCGGCAAATTTAGTATACATTATTCAGCAAACAGACAAGAAGGAGATATCTGATGCATCCACTCATGCGGGACCTAACACAACTATCTGACTCAGACTTGCATGAAAAGATTACAACCACGCTGAAACGCATGAACTATTTTCAGCAAGCAGGCAACAATGACGCATACCAACAGATTGTGAGCATATATTGGGATTACATGAACGAACAACAGGATCGTTTAGTAAGGCAAACATTACAGAAAGACGGCACCTTGGACGAATTTGGGGACCTTATTAAGGTAAACAAATAATGTTTGGAACTAGTACATACGGTAACATATTCAGGTGTATGACATATACCAATGAAATGCTCAGCACTAGAGAAATAAGCGTGGACATACAACTTGATATGTCTGGTTGTGACCTACATATTGAAACTGTTGCTTTTGACAGACTAAGTTACTTGTTTGATGTGGCACTCACAGATTGTATTTTAATAAATCGTAACAATCCCGAGCTGGAAAAGATAGATGAATTAAGCTATAATAAACTAGTGTATTGTTTCGGAGAACCATTGGATACATTTGTTGCAATGATGTTGTATCAGAAACTAGTTGCTATTCTAGGAGAGCATATTTATGTGGAAGGTATTTCATTACAAGCAGAACCAGGCGGCGGGTTTAGATATTCATTTAATCACGAGCAGTTAGGAACAACAATATTACCCGAAGATGATGATTTAGCGCAACGCAATCTGGTGCCATACGGAATCGACAAAATATGGTATTATCGAGATGACCTCACATGCAACGACAGATTAACAGAATACTCCTCAGAAGGAATAGCAGCATTGCCGGTAGCAGATTGGGACAATAGTTCTGGTGCTTGTGCTATTGTGCCTGATCTGCTACCGGATGCGTTTGTATTACTAGAAGACGGCGATCTTACATGGGAAGGCGTAGGAATGTCCTGGGCAGAACCCGAAGTAACCACAGAACATGATGAACAAATTGACAACATCAAACAGTTCAGGCCAACAGTGGTAAAATGACTATCAACTGTTGTTATGTAAGATTGTTGTCGAAAAGGTTGACTAATCTGCTAATATAATATATAATAGTATTATGAGGAATGAATATGAAATACAAACACAATTGGAAAATGGTATTAGATCACAGTGTCCATGGCGATGATGTTCACTGCCAGATATGTGGAGATGTTAGTTCCAGTTTAGATAATCAGCCGGAGTATGGCTGTACTCCGCCCAAAGATCAGGACCAAAAACGATTAATCCCAATAGTACCAACTAACGGCGTTGTGGACTTGCCCAATGGATGTACACTATATTGGGAACTAAATGATGTAGGCGGTAGGACATACACAAGTGACGAAATTGGCGATGGCGTATTGGTATGGGACACTGCTCTAATAGATGTATCGACGTTAATGGCGGCAATGACGCATGAAGCAACGCTAGTGAAAGCAGAAGAGCATTGGGCAAAAAAGAGAGCCAAGAACAAATGAGTTATGACCAATACGGGCAGCAATTCCTAACAGAGGATGAACTTGTGAAGATGATTCACATTAATCCTGATCTGGATATTACCAACGTGTTGATGGATGACCCACGGCTGTTTAACTATTGGAATAAAACATTGTACGCAGGCTATTCTAAGATTAACAAACATATCCAATTGGACATACCCGTTGATGAATTTGATCGCATTAGTCAAGCAAAATGGAATATGCCAGAACAGTATAACAAGTTCGACATTGTTGGATGGTTAGTGGAACAATGTCAAACACAACAACAGATCAATCGTGTGGCACAGGAGTTAGTGTTGTATGATGAACGCAATTTAATGTCATTACTACAATTTTTAAAATACATGATTACCATGTTTCGCGAGCATAACATTGTTTGGGGAGTAGGCCGTGGATCCAGTGTCAGCTCATATGTATTATACTTATTAGGAGTGCATAAAGTGGACAGCATGATGTATAATCTAGACGTAGCAGATTTTTTACGGTAAAACAACAAATAAGAGATCCTCCTAAGGAAACGAAAGAAAGAAAAGCAAGTACAATTTCTTAAGATAAATAACATTATGAGCTATAGTAATATACTAACAACAACTGAACTTGAAATAACAAAGGCAGCGCAAACAAAAATGTGCAATATTATTGCTAATGCAGATACTTCACCTGCTGGCATTCGTATATATATGACAGGTGGCGGTTGCAGTGGTTTGACATACGGCATGACGTTTGCCGACAGCACTGGAGAACTTGACAAAACTATGCAGTTTAATGATTGTAATGTGTATGTAGATGTTGTAGCACTTTCATACTTATATGGCGCTCAAGTAGATTATGTTAGTGACGTGGGCATGGAAAGATTTGTGTTTAATAACATGTTTAGCAATACAGATGGTTCAGGTTCTTGTGGTGGTTGCGGATCAGCACAATAAATAACACAGGGATAGAATTTAATTATCCCATATAACATGGAGGCGGCTTCTTGTCGTTTAAATAATTATGGCATATTCAGATAAAGTATTAGATCATTTTGAAAATCCAAGAAATGTTGGCATATTAGATGTAAATAATCCAACAGTTGGCACCGGCATAGTAGGTGCTCCAGCATGCGGAGATGTAATGAAATTACAAATCCAAGTAGACAACGGTATCATAACCGATGCTAAGTTTAAAACATATGGGTGTGGCAGTGCGTTAGCATCTAGTTCGTTAGTGACTGAATGGATCAAGGGTAAAACGTTGGCATATGCAGCAGAGATAACAAATTCCGATATAGCAGAAGAGCTATCATTGCCGCCAGTTAAAATTCATTGCAGTGTGTTGGCGGCTGATGCCATAAACGCTGCTATAAAAGATTACAAACAAAAACAATCGTAACTAAAGGAAAAATAAGATGGCAAGAGTACATAAGACAATGCGAGGAGTGACACTTAACATGGATCAGATTGCAATTAAAAACGAAAAAACTATTGCAATGGGCAACATGAAAGTTAACGCAGCAGGCGACTCCATTGGGTCCAATGGCGTTGTTGTGAAAAGCGCGAGCCAGCGTATTAAAGAGCAAAACGAATTGCATTCGATGGTGCCAACCCGAATGCCTGTGGCAAGTAGTAGCCAACCAGACCCACCAGAACCGGCTGCGGCTGCATTTGAATCGGACGCAGATAAAATATTAGCAGATGCTGGTATTCCTACAGTAGTATCAGATTTAACACCACCACCATCAAAACTGTCACAAGATGACATAAACAACCTTACTAAGGAATAATAATGAAATTAGTAGCAATCAAAGACCACATCATTGTAAGCGATATGAAATTCAACGAACGTGTTTCCACTGGTGGCATTGTGATATTAGCGGATGATAAAACATCCAATGGTATTCGGCCACGTTGGGCCAAAGTGTATGCTGTGGGAAGACTCTGCAAAGATATTCAGGTTGGTCAATATGTACTTATAGCACATGGGCGTTGGACTCGCGGAATTGAGCACGGAGATGATGTTATTCGCCGAATTGACAACGATGACATTTTGGCTGTAAGTGATGTACCAATGCAAGATGAATCTGAAGCAGGAGCAAACATTGTAACAGATTCTGTTCGTAAGGAATTGCCTGCATAAAGGCAGTCCCAGATGTTTGCAATTTAACACTGTATTTTAATACAACAACCAAGAACTTTACTAGTAAATGTCAGACACTGTACACCAGGGCATGTTTGGTCAATCAATAACAATGAATGACTATGTCCTGGTGGCGAACGACTGCAACCCATGTAGCAAAGATGTGTGCAGAGTACATCCAGATCTAGTTATAATTTATGCATTAACACGAAACCCAAATGAGAGATAGATGAATAATAATTTATGGACAGAAAAATATAGACCTGCTACACTGAACGGTTATGTATTCGTGGACGACAATCAGAAAGGACAGATACAGGGCTGGATTAAAGAAAAGTCTATTCCGCATCTAATGTTCAGTGGAGCAGCAGGTACAGGTAAAACCACTCTTGCCAAGATACTAATCAATGAGATGAGTATTAATCCATATGACCTATTAGAGGTAAACGCATCTCGCAACAACACAGTAGAGTATATTAAAAACACAATCGTTAGTTTTGTGTCAACAATGCCTTACGGTACTTTCAAAGTTGTGTTATTGGACGAAGCAGATTATATGTCGCCTAATGCACAGGCGGTGCTACGTGGAATAATGGAGACATACTACGAAACAGCACGTTTTATATTAACTTGTAATTATCCACACAAGGTAATACCAGCGTTACACAGCAGATGCCAAGGATTCCATATTGATCGCATCGATCATACAGAATTTACAGCCCGAGCAGCAGAGATTCTTATAACTGAAGGTGTTGAACCTGATCTGGATATACTTGATAGTTATGTCAAGGCTACATATCCTGACTTGAGAAAATGTATTGGACTAATACAGGCAAATAGTAGCACTGGACAATTACTCATGACAGCCAGCAGTGGCAGCGGTAGCGACCATAAACTTAAAGCAGTTGCTCAATTTAAAGCAGGTAATATCCGAGCAGCACGAAAAACATTGTGTGATGGCATCACTGCCACTGATGTTGATGGGCTGATCACATGGGCGTACAACAACCTTGAGTTATGGTCTGACACAGAAGAAGGACAAGATGCTGCTATATTGGTTATTCGCGATGCAGCGGCAAGAGTGCCAATGGTAGCTGATCCTGAAATTAACCTTAGTGCCATGATAATCGAATTATGTACAATCGATAAATAATTATTATAACACTAACATACAACCAGAGAAAACAACATGGCTAAACCAAAAGATACATTTCTAGTAGCAAACTACATGATGGGACCAAAAGACCCAGCAAAATCATCACAGAAAGATTACATGTCCAATCCTGACAACATTTCTTATGGTGAAGCTGTTACTATTACAAAAGGCCTTAAAGATAAAGATCTTAAAGCAGCAATTATACTAAATGTAACTAAACAATCTGTGATGAAATGCAGATTTGATTTAGGCGAAGTTAACGATTGGGAAACTTTAGCAAAGTATTACTCTAAGGGTTATCCACAATACCTGTCTATGTTACAACCAACAGTTGAATCTTCAACGATCAGTGTAAACGAAGAAGAGCCACAACAAGGATGAGTAATCAACACGAACTGGACAGTGAATACTTTGATCATCAACTAAGACTAATTGTCAACGATATTGACAATTACACCCCACTGGGAATGTTTAGGGTTCTTACTAAACTAGCAGATGTTGCCAGACCCACGGAAACTCATAGTGAATTTATGATTAGAACATACGGACATCCTCCGCCACAAGGACAATAAGGACAATAGCCGTGAGCACAGCAAAAGGAATGCTAATACTCAAGGAAGCAATGAGTCAGGATCCTGGCTTCGCTTATGTGTGGCATTGTGGTATTGCAACGGCAATGTATGATGAGTTACCAGACACATTCTGGATGCCTGATAAATCTGAGTATCATAGAATATGCAATCGGGCAGCGTCACGGTTTATGAAGAATACGTTTGATATTGAAACTTATCATGGCATGCTGGATGGAAAGACATGATATCAGGAACACAGTTCATGCGTATTGCCAGAATAGTAGCAGAATCTTCGCATTGTGTGTCTGAAAACGTGGGTGCTGTAATTACCAAAAATGACAGGATTATATCCTGTGGCTACAATGGCACTCCACACGGTTATACCAATTGCGATGATATATGGTATGGATCAGGTCCTGAACATTCTAAATGGAGTTCCGGACACGAGATCCATGCTGAAATGAATGCTATCATTTATGCGGCTAAGGCTGGACTATCAATCGAAGGTGCTGTACTGTACACTACGTTGTCGCCATGTAGGCAATGTCTCAAGCACATGAAACAGTCTGGTATCAAGCACATATACTTTGAAGATTTGTATCGTAAAACTTCACCTGAACAACACATTAAGGACCTAAATTTTTGTAATGATATTGGCATTGGAATGACACAATTTAGCACAAAAAGTTAAAGAAAGGCTTGCTTTTTAGTTAAAAGTGTAGTATAATACACGTACTAAATAATTAAAGCGAGTAAGGCATGTATATAGACCATAGACCAACAAAGATAATCAATTTAATAGAAACAGTTGCTACAGTGTACGCATCAATGGAAAAACAGGCAGCAATTGTAGCAGCAATTGATCCAACCTTTGATACAGCGGCACACAAACCAACCAGTAACATTGAACTAGTTATGCCTACTCGTCAGCAACAGGATAACACAAGCTGTATAGCATCTGTTTCTGATCATGTTAAATTAACAGTACACGGAAAGAATTATCGTCGAGTCCTCTCTGATTATGCAGAGGTTGTTACTGTTACTAGCCAGCATCGCAAACAAGCCAAGCAAGCAATTGATGCCTTACAACAACACGCTGTAATGCAGACATTACAGGGCAAGCCCATTAGTGCATTTATTAAAACTCTAACAGTTGCATGCGAACAGGAACAATTGCCAGAACGCGACATTGGTATTCTTTGTTATGTGCCCAGGACTGTTTCTCAATTTAAGGCACAACAAAAAACTGCTAATATCAAAGCAGAGTTTACTAACAGCAAGCAGTTGGGTGCAATCGGCGAAAAAGTAACTGCCAATATCACTATATTCGCTGAACGTAATATGACACAATGGGATAGCACATTGTACGAAGCAAACGACGATAAAGGTAATTTAATCACATTTTTCAAAAGTTATCACAGCAAAGGCGATGATTATGTTGTAGGTCAAACCTATCGTATTACAGGCAAAGTTAAAAAAGCAGAAGCATCAAAATATTCTTTTAATGCAATTGTAAATACCCTGAACTTTGTTAAGATTGCTAAATAAAAGATAGCAGGGTTTAATCATGGTATGTCTTAAACACATCGTTCGAAATTATGTCAACTGCAACTGTCCTAAGGGATATAGTGATTTTTTGGGGGCGGCGACTTCGTTTGACTCCGTGTTCGACGCAATGAAATACCTAATGACAATAAGAGAAAATGTTTCTCATTTTGAATTCATAGACGACGAGCCTACGCACGTTTACATATCTTTCGACGAACCTTCATAACTAACACACTAAGAGTAAAGCATGACAAAACTGATTTTAACTGACGCCGACGGTGTACTATTTGATTGGGTTACAGGATTTAACCATTGGGCCCGTGTTGTTAAAAAAATAGAACTAGTAATAGACCCAGACCAATCATACGATATTTGTGAGTGGTTTGGCTTATCACAGCAAGATGGTATTAAACTAGTAACCGAGTACAATGCCAGTGCTGCTATGGGGTTTTTGCCAGCGTACAAGGATGCAGTAAAATATGTACAGCAACTACATCGCATACACGGATATCAATTTGTTGTGATCACAGCAATGGGAAATGATCCATATGCGTCAAGGCTGCGTTGGAATAACTTAAAGGATATATTTGGACCTGATATATTTGTAGATATGCATATCACAGATATTAAAGGTGACAAAACTGAATATCTCCAAGCATACCAATCCACTATCTGGATTGAGGATAAACCAGCTAACGCAGAACTTGGACATAATATAGGACATACTACGTTTTTAATGGAGCACAAACATAACACACATGTAGATACATCCGAAGGTATACATAGAGTGCATAACTGGAAAGAGTTATATAATCAAATCGAATGTGTGCAAGCAAGACGGGCGTTTTGGCCACAACACACTGACCTTATTACAGGACATTAATATGAAATCAATTAAAGAAGAATTTAAAGGATCGATTGCGTCAATGGAAAGAGCATGGTTAAGAAGGACCTTAATTGTAGCCACAGTTTTGCCGATATTGGTAATATTCCTAATAACACACATTAGCCGTGGCATTGCAGAATATATAGACAAAATATCCAGGGCTTGGTAATATGAAAATTAATATTGGACCGTATATAAACTGGACAGGCCCATATCAGATAGCTGATCTGTTACAGAAGGTTGGTGTGTCTGAAGAACGGTGCTTTGCCATTGGCGAGCGTATGCCAAATTGGATCAATGAAGTTTGTTTATGGGTCGAATCCAAACGACATCGCAGACTTAAAATTCAAATTGACAGTTACGACACCTGGTCCATGGATCATACACTGGCACTTATTATTGTTCCATTATTACAGCAACTCCGCAACACAACACACGGCTATCCTGCTAATCTTTGCTCATCTGGTTACAGCGGGCAAGTGCATTTTAAGGGTGAAGGGTTTGAATATCCGGAAGATCACGGTGCTGGAAAATGGGATGCTATCCTAGCAGAAATGATATGGGCATTTGAACAAGCAAGTGCCGACGATTGGAAAAACCAATATTATTCAGGCGTCTCTGATATACAATGGGTAGAAACAACTGCTGAAAGCGACGACAAGGGTAATAAATTTAGTGAGCTGATTTACGGTCCAAACCATACAGTCAAAATCGACCAGATTGGAATGGCTGCTCACGCAAAAAGGATGCAAGATGGATTTGATTTATTTGCCAAGTATTATACTTCGCTGTGGGACTAGAAACCCATATTTAGTTGATGCAGCTCAGCGTTTCACTTAAAAACTTGTCATAGTGCAGATATAAGTGTCCGATTAGTTATAGAGCGGGAAGATGCCGAAACAATGTGTCCCGCTCTGATATTTATGTACTTATCATTTATGCATAGAGTTTGAGTACCTCTTTTACGACTTCGCTTCGTTGAACGTCTTTGTCAGTGAATGCCACCATACCTAACAGGCTAGCTGGCTTATTACTAAGAATAGACAATATATGTTTCAACCCGTTATTTCGTTGAATATCGGTTTGATCAACATCGCCGGTTACCACAAGTTTACAGTTCTCGCCTAAGCGAGTTAGGATCATCTTCATTTGATTTACGGTTGTGTTCTGCATTTCGTCAGCCACTATATATGCGTTCTTGAAGCTTCTTCCTCTCATAAATGCTAGGGGAGATATTTCTATGATTTGTTCGTCTAGCATTCTTGCTGTTTCTTGTGTTGAATAATACTCGTGTAGTACGTCAAATAACGGTCTAGTCCATGGCTCCATTTTTGCGTTGATATCTCCAGGCAAGAATCCATGCCTTTCATCGTCAGTGCCAACGGCTGGACGCGTCAGTATTATTTTTTCTACTTGCCCTTCTTTATAAGCTCTGATAGCCGAGAGCATGGCTAACATGGTTTTACCTGTACCTGCTGGTCCTATAGCAAATACAATTTTTTTGTTGTCATCTAACAGTTGTGTTATATATTTTTCTTGGTTGATGGACTTTGGTATCATTGCTACCGCTGCCTTCTTTACGGGTGGATGAAACGCTAGTTGCTCCAATGTTTTACTGGGCTTCTTTGCGAATTTTAACGATCGTTGTTTTCTTGACAAGTTGTTTCTCCTTTTGTAAGTTACACTATTATTTAACCTTAATTTAGTTTGTTAATAACTCAACATAATAATAAAAAATTTAGACTAAATAAGCACACATAAATACATTATATGAATATTCCTTATAATCCAACACGCCTTTTTACCTTCGGGTGTAGTTACACTAGTTGGTCATGGCCAACATGGGCAGATATATTGGGTGCAGAATTACAACGCCGCGGTGATTGCGAAGTACATAATTTTGGAGAAGGAGGAGCAGGCAATCAATTTATTGCACAACAAATTTCCATGGTTGACTTGACTCATAACTTTACTAAAGACGACTTGGTAATTGTATGCTGGTCTGAAATTTTTCGCGAAGATAGATATATCGAGAATACTCCTGGTTATTCCGACGGATGGGTATTGGCGGGCGGAATTCAGGATGCCAGCATATATCCTTTAGATAAATTGGCAAAAATTACTGGCCCTATGCATGTTGGCATACGAGATTATAGTCTTATGTATTATGTCAATTCACTCTTAGAGAAAACTACAACCAGGTATATCTCAAAGTTTGATTTTTCTAAGTACAATGCGATTGTTGATAATATATTTCCTGAAAAATCAAATGATTTTTTAGAATTAACTAACATATTTAAAACAGCAACGAAAAACATACAACATTCATTTGAAGAATTAACAATGGCCCCTAGAAGAAAATCCCTCAGTAAAGAATTCTTGGACCTGCATCCATTTCCATTGGATCATTTGACATTCTTAACCGACATATGCGATATAGAAATAAGCAGTGATATTAAAGAAGAGGTGTATAATGCACAAGATGCATTATATGAGATGATCAATGTTTATCTCGCTGATATATCGCACCCTCTGGAGGATATTGTTAAATACAATGGCGATTCATTGACATTGTTGGCATATACTTACAAAAAGCACAATTTAATGTCTACCAGAGCTCGCGAATTGCCATTTTAAACAAACCAGATAAATATAACTATGAGCAAAGAAACCTTAATAATTCGTGATGTAATAAACAACACAAAGGACATTTACATGTCAGATTCGTCCCTGACAATTCTATTAGACTTCGAACGAGTATTGGATTCGTTGGATCTATATGCTTACCAAAATTGGCAGTTCGGCGAATTAATACAAGGCCCTATAATTGAGAAATATTTTGTGTCTTGTAAATTTATGTGGCCGTACAAGAAAATGCCAGATCCACGCGGTGGAATTAGATTGACAGGCTACGAATGTGAAGTGAATTTTCAAAAGACAGAACTTAACTATCCAATACAAATTAAAACAGGCGGTGATTTTGAAGCTGGTACAAAGGTTGCCAAAATGGAATCTGTTAAGGTATGGATTGTTGAAATTGTTATGCCAAAGTCATTAATGAACGATATACACCAAGGCAGCGTGGAGAAAGAATCTAGCAATGTTAATTTAGATGATCTTGCAGATGCGTACGAGCAAGGTGTAGACGATGATATGAATACCGCATCGGCCGACGATCAAAGTTTAGCAACACAGGACGAGGATGCTGTCAATGAAATCTAATATAAACGAAGGCAACTACCGCGGCGATCTGCAACGATTGCTAGAACCACAAATTCACATTGATCAACACACTAGTAAAATGGGCAACGACGATGACACTATTGTGTGTAGTTTCAAGGTTAAAGGCAAAGAACCTGCAACTGATTTAATGAGCTTTTTGGAAACAGGGTATAGTTTTATATTGGACGCCGACGTGAGCCCAGGCGAATTTAGCCCAGGTAAATTTCTAGTATTTTTTGAATTGCCACGCAGAAGCAAAGCAGCGGCACAAATATACAGTATTATAGAAGAAGTGCTAAATCTTTCATTACAAGAAATGAGTGAATGGACCTTTTCATATGGCAAAGTACAAATTCGTGGCTCCAGGCGACGAGTTACAACACACCCGGTTACATTGGAGAATTTAGAACGTATGATACCTTTAAGCCCAAGAACATACAGAGACACACAAGAAACAGCCAAACACGATTCCGACGATATAGCAGCAATGAAAAACATTGCAGGCATTCCAGTTAACCAGACAGCTCCAGACGACAACGAGATGCAAGCACTAAAACAAATGTCTGGGCAAATATAATTGAATAACATTATAAGCCGATAAATACCTACATAATAGAGGTATTACATATGCAACTTTCAGAAAATTTTTCCTTAAAGGAATTATTACGGAGCGACACTGCAACCCGAAAGGGCATTGTCAATGAGCCCGACGACCAACAACTAGAAAACTTAAAACACCTAGCACAAAATATATTGCAGCCAGTGCGCGATCAGTTTGGCTCAACCACAGTGAACAGTGGGTTACGTGTGCTGGAACTAAACCGAGCAATTGGCAGCAGCGACACTAGTCAACATGCTAAAGGCGAAGCAGCCGACATTGAATGTCGTGCAGTTAGCAACCTTGAACTAGCACAATGGATTCGTGATGATTTGGACTTTGACCAGGTTATACTGGAAGCATATGATGGTGTAGATCCACGCAGTGGTTGGGTTCATGTTAGTTACAAGGCAGATGGTTCCAACCGTAAGAAATGCTTAACAGCCACTTTCACAGGCGGAAAAGCTCACTATTCTAATGGGTTGCCAGACTAATGTTTAGTGCTATTAAAATTGCAATAATATTAACTTTACTTGCTACAGCAGCAGGTGGGGTTCTTTATGTTAAGCAACTACAGAGTAATCTGGAAATAGCCCGAGCAAATGTCGCGCAAATGGAAGTGGCTGTACATATAAGTGAAACCAGTGTTGCTACTTTGCAACAAGACGCTGTTCGCAATGCAGAGCTTAATATAGCATTACAGCAGAACTTACAACAAGCAGAGCAGTACGGAGATGAACTCCGAGCCACTCTAAACAAACACAACCTAACACACTTGGCTAACAAGAAGCCGGGCTTGATCCAAAAGAGGATGCAAAATGCAACTGACAAGTTATGGGATGATCTTGCTGCTATTACTGACCCTGTCGGGGTGCAGCTTATTGACTCCAGAACCCAAAATACAAATAGTAACTAATACTGTAAAAACAATTGTACCTATAGTTGCTCGTCCCAAGCAAGTACAACTCAACAAGGTGAAGATCTATGTTGTTAATAAAAACAACTACGACGAGTTTGTGGCGGAGTTTACTGCAAAGAACGGTGCAGATGCACACATTGCTATTAGTATAAAAGATTACGAAAATCTGAGTTTAAACTTTGCTGAACTAAGACGCTACATTGTACAGCAAAAACAAATTATTGTTTACTATGAAGACGCTGTTGCACCCGAAGAAGTTGCCTTGCCCGAGTAAAGTCCCAAAAAAAACAGATTATTTTATTCAAATTTGTTGTATTATACACATAAATATTGTATAATACAACAATATGACAACACATCACACTATACTAGAGATAAACACAGACGCATCGCAAGCTGAGATCAAGAAGGCTTACAGGCGTATGGCTAGCAAATATCATCCAGATAAAGACGGTGGCAGTGATGAAAAGTTCAAACAAATACAAGAAGCATATGATCGGCTATCTCATCCAGATAAGTATCAGCAAGAGCACACTAATGTTAACTGGAATGACGCCAGGGTTGTAAATTGGGAGACATTCGGCGAGAATATATTCCGACAACAGCAACGACCTGTTATAGTACAAATAACAGTTGGTTTAGAATCCACTCTACACGATCAGGTTCGCAATATAGATCTAAAAGCACATAACATAGCACCAACACAAATAACTATTCCAGCTGGTGTTGGGCATGGCGAATCGATACGTTATAATGTAAATCCATTGAATCCGAATAACTACAGTACAAGCCAAATTATTGTGCAATTTAACATCGAACAGCATCCTGGCTTTGTGATTGCGCAGGGACATCTTGTAAAACAAGTCGAAGTTGATGCGTTTGATTGTATGTTGGGTAAAGATCTGTTAGTTAACACACTGGACAACAAAACATTAAGAATCAAGTTACCGGCCGGATCGCAACATGGTGCAAAATTAAAGATTCCTGGCAACGGTCTGATGAGAAGAATGAATAACAAACGCGGCGATTTGTATATTGTTGTTAACATTATTATACCGCAGCTAACAACAAAACAGAAAGAAATTATTACTAACCTAAGAGAAGATATTAAATGAGTGACGAAAAGCATATAGACCATTCGGAAATCGAAGAGATCATACGACGAGCTACAACGTATGCATTGGAAAACAGGCAACAATATGTCACAGTGGAGCATTTGTCACTTGCGTTGCTGACATACAAATCGTTTTATATGCTAATCCAAGCTGCAGGTGTTGATGTTGATGCAATGGTTGCTGAACTAGCAAGACATATAGCAAATAACGAAGAGATTACTTTGTTGGACATTGACGACATACAGCCAAAGAAAACACACGGGCTAGAGCGCGTGTTTAATCGAGCATTAACTCGCGTGCTGTTTAGCGGCAAGCCACAAATAGCACCTATAGATTTATACTTTAGTATTCTGCAAGAAACAAATTCACATGCTGTTTATTTCTTTGAAAAATATGGATTAGATCCAGACGATCTTGAAGAGATGGTGTACGCAACATACGACGGCGAGTCTGATCAGAACGCAATGGCACTCAGCGACAAGCAAGTTAATGAAATACTAAATGAGTATTGCGATAACTTAAATAACGCCGCAATACACGGCAAAATAGACCCAGTGATTGGTAGACAGTCCGAATTGGATGAAATCATTGACGTACTTGCTAAACGTAACAAGCGCAACATATTAATGGTCGGCGACCCAGGCGTTGGCAAAACTGCCATTGCAGAAGGATTGGCATTAAAAATAACACAAGGACTAGTACCTAATTATTTAAAAGAATATATCGTATACAGTTTAGATATCGGGCACATTGTGGCTGGCAGCAAATATCGAGGCGACTTCGAAGAAAAGCTAAAACAAATTATCGCAGCACTTAAAGCAAAAGGCAAATGTGTATTGTTTATAGACGAGGCGCATCAGATGTCAGGTGCCGGTGCAACAGGTGGCAAGTCTGGTCCAGACTTTGCTAATATGATCAAACCAGCCTTAAACAAAGGCGACATTAAAGTTATTGCCAGCACTACATGGGAAGAATATGGACAGTCATTTGAAAAAGATCGGGCGCTTATGCGTAGATTTTATCGACTAACAGTAGACGAGCCATCAGTGTCAGACGCCAAGGCAATCCTGCGCGGATTGAAACCCTACTTTGAAGAATTCCATGGAGGCAAGATTGCAAACACTGCTATTGATGCTGCTGTTGATCTTAGTGTTCGTTACCAGCATGACCAACGGTTACCGGACAAGGCAATTGATCTTATTGATACAGCGTGTGCTAAGATGAAAGTCAAAAACAAATCTTTTACTATTCAACGTAAGAACATTATTGCAGCTATTAGCAAGGCAACTAAAATACCAATGGATCAAATCGGAACATCTAATAACAATAAGACGTGCGTTGACTTAGACGCAAATATTAAAAAAGTTGTGTTTGGACAAGACGGCGCCATTGAAAGATTAGTAGAAAAGGTTTATGTGGCTAAGGCAGGACTCAAATCACATGAAAAGCCAATGGGGTCTTTCTTGTTTACAGGACCAACGGGTGTTGGTAAAACCGAACTTGCTAAACGATTAGCAGAAAGCCTTGGACTCAAACTGTTGCGTTATGACATGTCCGAATACATGGAAAAACACACAGTGGCCAAATTGATTGGTGCTCCGCCGGGTTATGTTGGATTTGATGACAGCAACACTGGCGGCGGGCAGCTAATTAACGATATTCAGCATAGTCCAAATTGTATTGTTTTGTTGGACGAAATTGAAAAGGCACACCCAGATGTTCTTAATATATTGTTACAGTTAATGGATGCTGGGCGATTGACCGGATCTAATGGTAAAACAGCAGACTTTCGTAATGGCATACTTATTATGACCAGTAACCTGGGTGCAAAGGAAGGCGATGCGAACAGAATAGGCTTTGGTGCGCAACAGAAATCAGGAGAAGATGACAAAGCAACGAAGAACTTCTTTAGCCCTGAATTTAGAAATCGCCTAGACGCTATATGCAAGTTTAATGCATTGGATACATTGCATGTTAAGCGTATTGTAAATAAATTTGTTGGCGAAATGAATGACCTTATACGAGAGCGCGGACATGCTATTCGCTTAACAGAGCTAGCCACCGACGAGATTGTCAGACTGGGTTATGATCCGAAGATGGGTGCTCGTCCAATTGAGCGTATGATAAATGATCATATTAAAGTTCCTGTTAGTAAGATGATGTTGTTTGACGAATTACCAACAAAGTCCGTTATTACAGTTGACTTTCTAGACGGAGATTTTTTGTTTAGTCACAGCACAGCACAACCAGCTATTGCTAATAATAGTCAGCTGGTATTAAGCCATGACAATAGATAAATAACGTATATAGGAACCATAATATGGCACAAATTAAAGAAGAATTAGTGATAATTAAAATATCACGGTTAGTTAAAGACGGCATGTCAGCCGAGACAGCAATCACAAGCACTATAACCGATACAGTTGAATCTGTAGTCCAGGAATTAGTTGGCGTTGATGTGCTTGTAGAAATAGTTAAAGAAGAGGATTGAACCAGTAATGTCACGTTTAAGCGCAAATTTGCTACCAACGTCAACCGCACCCGCAATACCCGGTACTCCACAAAATGTGTTAGGCAGTAAAGTCAAAGGTAACGGATTTTATGGCTTTAATGACGGACTTCATACTGTTGCTCATTTTATTACTGGCGTTGTTGGAGTTCTTGAAGTCCAAGGGTCGCTAGCAGCCGAACCAGTGGAAGCTGATTGGGTTACATTGGACACACGGACCGGTACTACCGACGTTCCGTTAACTGAGAACGCAACATATAACTTCACCGGGAACTTTGTTTGGGTTAGAGCCAAGGTAACCAACCTTGCAAATGGTACTATAACCAAAATATTACTTAACCACTAAGGAATCCATATGATCTTTGTCTTTGACAAATACTCTGATAATATAGATTCTACTCCACCATGGAATAACTACTTTAAGTACCAGGCCAACGTTGCAGGACAAAACAGTCAAATGCTAGTTACTGCACACGGCGGTATACTATCAGAATCTGATCGGATAGCAGCCGATATCAATGCAGCTCTGCTATCCGATATAACAACAGAAACAGATTTACTATATCTAATAGAACCATGGCCTGACTTTGCTGGCATATCTGACCAGCACCCAGACATACATTGCCCTAACAACTGGCATCTTGCGTTATTACACATAAATCCTCGGGCATTAGAATTAGCCAAAGAAGGCAGATTGACAATTGTGTTTCACATTCCAGAGTTTCTTACTGGCCCTGATCACTTAGATAAGAACATAAAATGCACAGTTAAACAGCTTGGGATTCCCGAATCGCAATTTAAAATTGTAAGTGGGTTGAAAAGATCACCCTGGTATTATTGGCCAGGGTTTGAATATAGCAATTTAAAAGACGTTGAGAACGAACCACAGGTTGCAAGTGTAAATCTTAAACCACGTAATAGGAAATTTACATGTTTGAACCGTATAGATAAAGTTCACAGACGTTATATAGCACTTATGTTGTGGAAAACCAACTTAATTAAAGATGGGTATTTTAGTTATTCCGCTGCCGAATATGCGGACAACATTGTTCGGACGCGAAACAGCAATGAAACAGTTATGTATTTGCCTGAATGGAAAGGCGACCTTACTAAATGGAAGGAGTTTTTTGTTGCCTATGTGCCACACAAAGCAGATACCTTAACATTGGAACAACATAACGATCACGGGCATTGCGAAACAGCACATTTTACAGATGCGTATTGGAATTTTGTTACAGAGACAGGTATCGAACACGATACGTTCTTATCCGAAAAAACATTTAAACCAATTTCAAGGTTACAGCCGTTTGTAATACTAGGCAGTTATAAGTCCTTGGAATTATTACATGATCTTGGTTATAAAACGTTCAGTAGCGTCATTGACGAATCATATGATCTTATTTCGGACAATAAAGAAAGGATTAAGAAAGCAACCGAAATAGCACTCCAGGTAGCCGAGTGGACTCACGAAAAGCATATTAATGTAATAAAGCAGATTAAGCCTATTCTGGAACATAATCAGCAGCATTTCTTTAAGAAGAAACGTCGTGTTAATACATTTGTTAAATACGTGGCAGGGCAACTACCAGCTCATAACTGGCTTAACGAGTGCAAATATGATTGAACCACTAGAAACACCAACGTTTGTTATAGATGATTTTAGCGATAGCCGAGATATACGTTTTTTTGATTACTTAACACACGAAAACATTCCATTTGAAATATTAGAATTATGTTCGTCTGAATTGCCTTATCGGGATATAGTATATTATCCGGTTATATTAACGCATGTAACTGATAACACAGATATATTTGAAAATGTCAATTGTCGTGCGTTACAAAAAGCACAAGACAACGAGCTCACGATTGTGTTTATTTACGATGGATTTGATGATGTTACACGATCTGCATATGCGCTACTAACTCAACTATTCGAGCATAATTTATCTATGGCCGATGTGCGATTTATAACACAAATAAAACCAGCATGCGACAATTATCCGTTTGTTTACTTTTCGTTTGCAGAAATCGAAACACATATGGCGGCATTCGAGGATGATTATGTAGAGACAATTCAAGAAGGTGAACGCGACAATATTGCTACTTTGCAGGTATCTAACGACACCGCGCATGCTAGATTATTTTGCGGAGCACTGTGGTACCACGCACTTAATAATTATAACTATTTTAGTTATGGAGCAGCAACTTGCGATGTTATGCACTCGCCTATATATACCTGGGATGAACACTGGCAAGCTACAGGGACTTTACTAGATATGTTTGGGCAGCAGCTACCCATTGCATGTAAAGAAAACAACAAACTAAAACACTTCAATAACGCATATTGGAATTTAAATGTTCAACCAAACTTCCATGCTGGAGGATTATCCTTAGGTCCGCAATTATTTGAACCTATTTTAAACATGCAACCATTTATTATAATTGGATCAGCATATTCTGCAAAACTATTGCGGTCGCTTGGATACAAAACATTCAGCAACGACGTCAACGAAAACTATGATGCAGAAGACAACGACGAGTCCAGGATGCAGACATTGTTCAGACTGGCGTATGATATGTGTTACTGGACTTCAGATGAGTTACTGGAATTGTCCAAAAAATTACATCCTATTATCAGACACAACCAGCAGCACTTGTTGTCATCCAAGAAATTCAGACTATTAACGTTACTGCATGAATTAAAAACCGACAATACTGTATAAATATAGGTATGAGATTATCAGAAGTGTCGGCAGACAAGCAAGTAGTAGTTATACTCCCCGGACGGTTCCAACCTTTCCATAAGGGTCATAAGGCTGTCTTTGATTATTTGTCTGGTAAATACGATAATGTCTATGTTGCCACAAGCGACAAAGTAAGTCCTCCACGATCACCATTCAATTTTGAAGAAAAGAAAATGATGATGGAATTAACCGGTATGGATACCACTAACGTTGTATTGACCAAAAGCCCATATGTTGCTACGGAAATAACACAACATTTCAACAAAGAGAATACCATATTACTATTTGCTATTAGTGAGAAAGATATGGCACAAGATCCGCGATTTACTTTTAAACCAAAGAAGGACGGTAGCCCGTCATACTTTCAAAATGCTAAGGATGGCAATTTTGAAACTATGGATAAACACGGTTACATGATTACTGTCCCCACATTCGAGTTTAGTGTACTAGGAAAACCAATGAAAAGCGCAACAGAAGTCAGAGCACAATTTGCGCAGGGTGATGAAACAACCAAACAGCATATAATAAAAGACTTGTTCGGGAACTATAGCGACCAGGTATTTGAATTAATGAACAAGAATATCACTGAAGATATTAGTGAAGGCGGTTGGACCGATACAATAACACAACAAACAAAATTAACGCCCAATGTAGTACGAGCAGCATTAGGCACAACACAAACGTTCATTAACGGATTTAATCGTTACCTAGAACGAGATGACCTTGGCGGTCCTGTTCGAATGGGTCCTCCGACCGGCAGCTCGGCATATTATAATGTGGATGATCCTGGAAAAGAATACGGCGACATCGACTTATCAATGATTGCACCAGACGAAGAAGGAATGACGGTTAACCAGCTATCAGCAAAATACAACAGGCTGATGGACCAGTTTATATCAGACCAGAAACCTGATGTAATACACAACCAAGGAAAACCAGCAGGTGGGCATCCTATTTTTAATATAGGAGACGATGCTAAAGTACAGATCGATATGCTATGGACTGGTGCTAAAATGAGCGACTGGAGCAGATGGAGAGTTACTCCTGAACGCGGAGTTAAGGGATTAGTATATGGTAACATGTATTCCAGCTTAGGCGAAGTATTGGGAATGAGTATACAACTAGCAGGCGTTCAATTAAAGACAATAAACGACTCGCCAGTGCCATTTTCTAATAGAAAAGGCACAGAATTGCACACTTTATCAACCGATATTAGCACTTTTGGTGTCGATATATTAAAAGCAGTATACAAGCAAGTTAATGGCACATTGGACAACATTACTATTGACCCTGTGTTACTGCGTAATCCTGGGCTAAAGAAACAGGAAGTAAAGATTAGTGATCTAGCACTTACCATCAAAGGACTTGCTAGTAGTTTTACATTAAACGATTTATACGGCAAATTTATATTGGCCAATTACAACACCGAACAAGAACTACTAGCAGCGTTCCTGACGCAGATTAATAAGAAAGCAGATGTTGCTCGAAACGCACCAAAATTCAACAAGGCCAGCACGCCAGCAGAGCTGGATCGAGTTAAATCTATACAGGATCAGATCAGCAAAGGCATGTTAATTGTCAATTCAGCATTAACTGAATCTGCTAGATTGGGCGGGTACCGACCGGACGATCGTCGCGTGTTTAGTGGATTAAACGGCGAACTTAAAACAGCAATTAGTTCACTAGATGAATTATTCACATCCGTACGAAATGCACCAGCGGGTACTAAAATTAAGCAACGGTTCTTAATAAAGTTTCACACTATTATCGCTAAAATTAAACAACAGCTAACATCTGTTGAAGTACAGGAAAACAAAACATACCCAACATTAAAATTAGGTGTCTTTGCCAATGAGAATGCTAAAGTAAGCATATGGGAACACAACGGAACTATTATATTAGTCGACGACAGTACACATAGATTTCAGGAAGCAGTTGATGTTACTACCGCAGTGAATATATTGTATGACCGTGGTTACACATGCAAAAGTGTGTGCGAAGAAGCTGCCACTCGTATACAATTAAAGTCCAATCAAAAGAAAAACTGAAATACTAGCGTACTAAAATAGCACTCTTTGCAATAAATAATAGGATGTATGCCGTATTATTACACATAATGACCATCTACTTTTTGGTATGGCTTACGCAGTTCATAACTGGCAGTATTTTACTAGAGGGTAAACATTTAATGGCAACTAAAAAAACAAAAACAGTAACAGTCGACGAGTCGGTTGCACTAGCAATGGATGTAAATGGCGATGGTCACATCAGCGCAGAAGAAATGGCAATGGACCTTGAGTTCAAACGTAAAAGTTTAGAAGATGCTGATGCGATGCGTGATGCACAACGTAACATGGCATGGTTTGCTCTATTCGGCATGCTACTATATCCCTTTGCTGTGTTGATAGCAGTGGCATCAGGGTTGGAAAAAGCAGCAACAATATTAGGTTCAATGGCGCCTACATATTTCGTTGCAGTAGCAGCAATTGTAGCAGCGTTTTACGCTAAAGAAGCAATGATTAATAAATAAACACTGTTACACCGTAGCATAAGTAGTGTTATGTTAACACCATGCTCGATATTATTTTATCTTTACTGTGATTGGAAACACTTTTCTCCTACTTATCGTGTGTATTTTAACGACGAACTTATGACTGAGCGCGAATACATATGGGATAATAAACATCACATATTACAAGAACATATACCAGTTACTATTGATGTTACAGTGCCGCATACTGTTAGAATCCAAGCTATACGTCCACTGAGCGGCACGTTCAGAGTACAGGGCCTTGTAGCCACCCCTGGCGCAAGGGTATTCGTTGAAATCGTATAAATACTATTATGAAAATAAATGAAATAATACGTGAAAATTCAGCAGCAGGAACCACAACATCTGGCAATGTAGCTGTATCTATAGCAGCCAATGTTGCTACTCCAGGCAAAAAGAAACCCAAGTCCGACAAGTTTGGCAACTCAATAAAGCAACTAGAAGACGTGTCGTCACTTATTCTGCGTCGCTAACAGTGTCTATTCTTGTGGATAGATAAATATAATAAATTACAGGAATTAATAATGTCAAACGAATTTAACATCAAGCAGTTTTTAGCCGAGTCTAGTACAATAACAGAAAATCCAATACTAACAATAGCAGCAGGTGCAGCAGGTGCCATGATAGGCAATGCGCTATCTGGAGATAATGAAGTAGAAGAGCAAGCAACATTGTCACCGCCTGTACTTGGAAAAGGTTCACGTTGTGTTGTCAAAGATCACGTTAAGAAATACGGCGGTGCAACTGGTAAAGTTATTTGCCCAATGGGAGATAATTATCTTGTCAAGATTGCCGGGCGCAGAGCAGCCGAAGTTGAATTCTTAGAAGACGAACTCACAGCAAGCATGGATGAAAACTTCTCGGGTGCTTTTGCATCGGCTCCTGTAGCAGAAGGTTCAGCAGAAGAAACAATGGTATGTAAAGACTGTGGTGATGAAATGCACAAGCCCACATCAGATTGCAAACACGATTGTGATGATGAAAGCGGTAGCTGGTGGATGCCAAAATCCGAATCAAGCTACAATGAAGAATATAACGATTATATGAAAGTGCATGGCACTAGCCAAACCGAAAGTGACTTAGCAGAAGCAGTTGCTATAGACGAAGTATATTCGGACGACGATGAAGAATTTAAAGGAAAAGGCGAAGAAGATTTAGGTGATATGGGCATAGATACTACTATTATGCCAGGCGACTCAGTTAGTGTTTCCAAAGAACTTGGAAATGAAGCGACAGTAATTGCGCAACGTGCAGGTTACATTGTTGTCAAGTTACCAGCAGGCGGCATGAAATTACTAAAAGACGGTGAATGGTGGGTAGATGATGCCAAAGACATGGAATCAAACGAATACGCAGATATTGATTATGATGATTCTGAACCAGAAGAATTACAGTTCGAAGCCAAGAAGAAAGGCGACAACACATATAGTGTACATGATGGCAAGAATGTTATTAAGACTGGAATAACACGCGCCGCTGCAATTAAAATGGCAAAAGAAAAAGGATTGGAATACGGTTCAGCAGCACATGTACAAGACAAGTTAAATGAAACCACTAGTGTAACAGATTACAATCCTAAGTCTCCAGACGGAACACGTACAGAAATACTCGCTAAGATACGAAAAGCCGACAAGGCCGGCGATGCAAATGAAGTAAGCAGATTAAAAACAGCAGCACAACAGGCTGGTGCAACTCAAAAGGAAATGGCTTCAGAAGGACGTTTTGGTAATGATGAAGGGCAGCCTCATATGAAACACATAAACAGAAAACGAGAAATGGACCAAGAGCTCAAAGGTGAACTAGGCCATCGCGAACCAACAGATGCTGAAATGGATGCCGCAGCAGAAAGAAATAAAAAGAACCCTCCATTTGCCAAGAACACAAATGAAACCGACGACAATGAGTCCGATTCATACACTGCCGGTTACAATGATGGCAAAGGCAATGACAACCAAGCACCAGAGTTTAAAACACATTGGGGACCAGGCGGCGATGACTATCAACGTGGTTACGCAGATGCAGCGAAAGATCACGCAGACTTACGCCGTAATGCAGGGTTAAATGAAATTGAAACTGCTACTGATAAGTTGGACAAGGATCGTGCTCCAGGCGAAAGTACAACTCCAACAGCTCCAACAACTCCAACAACTCCAATGACAGATTCAGCTGCAACCCAACTTGCAACTAAGAACACAATAACTGACATGGTTGCAAATGACAAAGACACACAAGATGCAATTAAGTTGGCGATTAACCCTGAGGGCGACAAAGAAACAAAATTAGATGACCGACAGTTGGCATCTCTACAGAAGTTGGCCGGGTTGATCGCATAATGAGATCAAATGAATTCATAAAAGAAGAAAGTTACCAGATAGCCAACGAGTCAACTGATCCATTGAATGCTACAGTCTATGAAGTTACTGAAGTGTCAAACATAAAAAACCAACCAGCAGAGTGCATTGAAGAACTTGGCGATTTAGAGACGAAGTAATGGATGAGTTAGAACTTTTAAAGAGAAATCTTAAATCGTTAACTCAACCAGTCGACTTTGTGCCAGAACTTGGACAAAGTGGACGCATAGGCGGTATGATGATGGCAGATCGTGTGCCACCGCCAAGAAAGAAAATAGTAGAAAGACAACAACTAATCGAAGAGAAAATCAATGGCGAAAGCATTATCTGGGTATAAACCAAATATAACTGCTTACTGGGAAGGTACAGACACTCAAGAAGCATTCCAAAAAAACTGGCAAAAACGGCAAGCTGCGCTAACAACGGCAGGATACACAAACAACACTACAATCGAATACAAATCAGATCGTTTGGGTTTTAGAAATCCCAAGGACATTACCATAAACGATTCTGTACTAGCACTAGGCTGTAGTATTACATTTGGCACTGGCTTGCACAGAACGGAAACTTGGCCGCATCTATTATCAGAACAATTAAGCATTTCTGTGTACAACGCAGGTGTTGGCGGTGGATCAAATGATCGCAATTTCCGCATGTTGGATGCCTTATTGGGCACGCATAAACCTAAAGCTGTAATGTTGCTAGCCACATACGCACACCGATATGAACAGTATGATTACAAGTCTAATGAACACGTTACATTCTACGCACAACATCACGACGATCGGTGGTTGTCAGACGAGACACATAGTCTATTGCATCAGAAAAAAAATATATTAGCAATGAATATGTTGTGCCATCAAAGGAACATACCGTTTATTTGTATCGATCTAGAAAATATATCCAGTGACGGTTTTCAACAAGATGCCAGAGATCTGATTCATCCTGGAGCAGCGGACCAACAGAAGTTTGCAGAATCCTTTCGGTTAAAATATTTACAGCATTTTTGCTAACGCTAAATATCACTACAAATACAGCACACCTACACTACAACTGGAGAAGTTGATGGATCACGTTATTACAGAAGAGCAAAAAGCAAAGTTAAAGCAAATTGTCAACGAAGGTACTGCTATCATGCAGGAAATCGAAGACCTTAATGAAGGGTTAAGTGAAACCATCAAAGCAATTGCCGAAGAAATGGATATCAAGCCCACTATCCTAAAGAAAGCAATCAAAACAGCACAAAAAGGAACATTTGAAGATCAGTACGCAGATTTTGATACACTAGAAACTATCCTGGATGCTGTTGGCAGAAAGTAAATGCTATCGCATCTTCCCTGTGATCATATAACATATTGGGATTTGCCAGATAGTAAACTGCTATTTGATAGCAACTGGGGGAACAAAAAAGCAAGAGCATTATTGGTCTCTAATGGTTATTATCCAGAAACAGTAATCAGCTACAGCACAGACCAATATGGCTTACGCAATGAGCCATCTGTTGACATACACAACAGTATATTAACATTGGGTTGTAGCTTTACATTTGGCACAGGATTACATAAAAGTGACACCTGGCCTAGCTTACTGGAACAACGTACTGGCCGGTCTGTGTATAACGCAGGCTTGCCGGGCTCATCCAACGACACATCATTTAGACTCGTGGCTAATCTGGTTCCTCGGTATCAGCCATTGGCAGTTGTATTATTGAGCACATTTTCACAACGGCGTGAATTCTATGATGACAACAACAAGGCATACTACAACTATAATGAACTAACACAAGACCATGGAGCAACTTATGTGAATACCAATCACAGTCAGAAGTTCTCAATAACAAACCACAAGGACAACAGTATTAATTATGTTAAGAACATATGTGCCATTGGGTATATATGCCAGACATATGACATTCCATTTGTATATCAGTCAGTGGATAATGTTAGTCCAATACCGCAAGATTTGGCTCGTGACCTACAGCATCCTGGTAAAAAAACACACCAAATAGTTGCCGAACAGATGCATTTATTGCTTGACAATCAGTAGCAATAATGTTATAATACGCTTATGAAATTTACTAAAGACATAATTGCGATGTGGAAACATAGTTATCGCACAGATAAACTTGTATTCTGGATCGGTGCTACCGGTACAGTTGCTTCTATAATTGCTTCTGTAATATTAAACATTACAATACACAATCCTTGGATGTGGACTGTACTAATTTTCTATACATATGGCAGCATTGCGCTGGGATATACATCGTATCTACTGCGAGACAGCTGGATGGTTGTTCTTATGACATGGTACACATTTATCAATACAGTAGGAATGGTGTCTTTAGCAATAGGCAAATAACAACAACAGATCAGAGGATATTAGATGTCGTACGTCGACGCGCTGCACGAAAAAGATATAATAAGAGTAGTAGAACGAAAAAATGGCAAACGTATATACCAAGTTTATCCTGCTGACTATACGTTTTATTTTGATGATCCAAATGGAAAATATCGTACAGTGTACGATACGCCTGTCAGTAAATTCACAGCCAAAAGCAAACAACAGTTTATCAAAGAAGTTAAGATCATGAATGGCAGAGTATGGGAAAGTGATATTAAACAGGTTAACAGGTGCCTTGAAACACATTACTCTGGCGACGTGGCTCCTGACCTGCATGTATGCTTTTTTGACATCGAGGTTAACTTTGATACTGAACGAGGATTTGCTCCTCCAGAAGACCCATTCAATTACATTACTGCGATTACTGTGTACCTGCAATGGCTAGATCAACTGATAACATTGGCAATTCCTCCACCGGCTATGTCCATGGAAGTGGCCAATCGTGTAGCAGATAAATTTGAAAATACCATCATGTTTGCAAAAGAAGCAGACATGCTATCTACATTTTTAGATCTATTAGAAGACTCCGATATCATATCTGGTTGGAACAGTGAGGGCTTTGATATTCCATATACAGTTAACCGTATTGCCAGAGTGTTGAGCAAGGAAGACAATCGCAAATGGTGCTTGTGGAATGAGAAACCCAAGAAGCGCATGTTTGAAAGATATGGACAGGAATCATCAACATTTGATCTCAAGGGCCGAGTGCATTTGGATTATATGCAACTGTATCGCAAGTACACATACCACGAAATGCATTCATATGCACTAGATGCAATTGGCGCACACGAAGTAAATGACACCAAGATAGCATATGAAGGAACACTGGATCAGTTGTATAAAGAAGACTTTGAAAAGTTCATCGCGTACAATAGGCAGGACACTTATTTACTACACAAGCTGGATAAGAAACTAGATTTCATATCACTTGCTAATTCCATAGCACATGAAAATACAGAATTATTACCAAAAACAATGGGAGCGGTTGCAGTTACAGAGCAAGGTATTATTAACGAATCACATAAACTCGGCCTTATTGTACCTAACAAAACAAGAGTACAAGAGACTGAATTTAGTCAGGCAGCAGGTGCTTATGTGGCTTATCCTAAGGTCGGTGTACACCAATGGATTGGCTCAATTGATATAAACTCACTGTACCCATCTGTATTACGGGCGTTGAATATGGCGCCAGAAACAATTATCGGTCAACTACGACAGACAGACACTAACGCAATGATACACGCACACATGGCATCTTCCAAGAAGGCTACCTTTTCCAGTGCATGGGAAGGACTATTTGCTAGTTTAGAATATAGTTACGTTATGGACCGGCGACCAGACACTAACGTAACCATTGACTGGGAAGGAGGGGAAAGCAATGAAATGTCCGGTAAGGATGCATATAACTTGATCTTTGAAAACGGCATGCCCTGGATAATGAGTGCTAATGGAACTATATTTACATATGAAAGGAAAGGCATTATTCCCGGACTACTGGAAAAATGGTATGCTGATCGTAAGGTTATGCAGAAGTGTAAGGGTAGGTTTTATGATCTGTCACATCACATTGTGTTGCCCAACACAATGAAAGATCTGCAATTAACACAGGGCACAGAGCCGTTGCGTGAACTGGACTTTGATACATTGTTTGAAGCGTTTGAAGCAAATGACACAGCAACAGCAGAAACATTATTATGTCGATACAATGTATCCATTGAGGATGGCAAACTGGTGCCCGATGTAGATGATATTAGACTTGCTATAAACTATTGGGATAAGTTACAGTTGGTACGCAAGATTTCATTGAACAGTTTGTACGGCGCATTGCTTAACGAACATTGTAGATTCTTTGACCAACGACTAGGGCAGAGTACAACACTTACAGGACGAGCAATAGCACAATTTATGAGTGCGTATGTAAACGAAAGTATAACAGGAGTAAAAGACCATACTGGAGATGCTATCATATACGGGGACACAGATTCGGTTTATTTCAGTGCATGGCCCATGATTAAAGATAACATCACAGCAAGCGGGCAGGAATTTACAGCAGACACAGCAACAGAGTTATATGACGCCATAAGCGATGCAGTAAACGAAAACTTTCCATTGTACATGGAAAAGGCATTTCATTGTCCCACAGAACTAGGAGAGATCATACAGGGTGGCCGTGAAATAACAGCATCCACTGGTTTGTTTATTACAAAGAAACGTTATGCGGCACTAGTAGTGGATCTAGAAGGAGAACGAAAGGACTGTGACGGTAAACCCGGTTATCTTAAGGCGATGGGACTAGACCTAAAGCGCAGTGACACACCGGTAATGGTACAGAATTTCTTAAAAGATATTCTAATGGACTTGCTTACAAATGTTGAACGAGAAGATATATTTGAAAAGATACGCGATTTTAAACGTACATTTGCGGCACTAGACAGTTGGACCAAAGGATCGCCTAAACGTGTTAACAAGCTCACAAAGCATACAGCAATATATAACAAGACTGGCAAGTGTGGCGTTGGGCATGTATTGGCATCCATTAACTATAACATATTGCGCAAGGTGTACAGTGACAACAACAGTATGGAAATTATGGATGGTCAGAAGGTAACAGTGTTGCGGCTGCGTGACAATCCAATGGGCTTTACTAGTATAGCAGTACCAGTGGACGAAGACAAAGTTCCATCATGGTTCAAGGAATTACCGTTTGATGACCATGCTATGGAAGATGCTGTTGTAGACAAGAAAATTAATAACTTGTTTGGCGTATTGAAATGGAACATTGCTGATTTTACAGACACTCGCTCTACGTTTAGTAGTTTATTTGGATGAGTAACAAACACTCTGAATTATTATTCTTTCGCAATGCGCTGGAAGGCGATGCGTTAGTGGAACTGGAGCAATTGATTATTAAGAACAGTGCCAAAATGCAGAGTGTTGTTGGTACTTTTTTACCAGACAACAAGCCCAATGTATTTGGCAAGCAGTATAACCAAGAGATGGTCGCAGTTGAACAAGGGTTAAGTAATTTATTTCAACTAAAACAAGAACAAATTGAACTTATCAACAACACCATCGCTAGTGAGATACCAGAAAAGGTTGCACTAGACAATGTGCATTTTGCGCAAACTTCCGTGTCAAGGCACACGTTAGAATATTTTAATGAATATGATGTACTACTTATTACAGAAAAAACCAAAAAGTTAGTAAAGGCGCGTATCGGATATTACATTGATTGGCGATTTCCTGGATTAGAGATTGGTCCTGGCACTGGCACATGGACAAGGGAGTTGGTCGCATCGGATCCACTATACATCATTGATTATAACAATGCTGCTCTGGAGAAAACAAAAAGTCGGTTTAATTTACAGTATCAAAAAAGGCTTCGTTGCTATACTAACATGGGCAGTGGATTGCATACACTTCCACAGAATCAATTTGGGTTCGTGTTTAGCTGGAACACCTTTAATTACTTTCCAATGGACCTGATTATGGAATACACAATTCAGATATATAATGTGTTACGTCCAGGTGGAGTGGCCATAGTTAGTTATAATAATGCGGAGAGACCACAATGTGCAAAACGAAACGAAGACAGGCTAATGTCTTATATAACAGCAACTATGCTAGCAGAACATCTAACATCTATAGGATTTATAGATATACGAACATATGACGAAGATTCAGCAGTATCCTGGATTGAATTTTCGAAACCAGGCAAAAGAATATCAAGTCGTGGTGGGCAAACACTTGGTAAGATAATTTCTGCGTCCAACATTAGGTAAGATATTTTTAACACACAACATAAATGTATAACTATTATAACAACAACTTTTCTAACGGAGAAAACAAATGAGAGATCAATTGGTGGATATTGTAAACCACACACACAAACTTGGTATTTTTGATACTATTAAAGTAATCGGCACCGACACAAACACAGTATTAGAAGCAGAAGCAGAAGATAAGTCTGTTATTATGCGAGCCGAATTTGTTACACCAATGCCTGATTTTATAGGTACGTTTGGTATGCCTGGTATTGGACAATTGTCTACATTACTCAACTTAGACGAGTACAGACAGGATGCCACCATCACAGTGAATTCCAAAGACATGAATGGCATTGAAATGAAAACTGGTGTACGGTTTGTTAACAAAAATGCAACATTTGAAAATGATTATCGTTTTATGTCTTCTGCACTTGTTAACGAGAAGCTAAAAACATTGGAATTTAAAGAGCCTGCATACGAAGTACAGTTAGAACCCTCTATGATTAGTATTCAACGGCTGAAGCAACAGAACTTAGCTAACGCTAACGAATTGTTATTCACATCTGTTGTAGAAGATGGCAACCTGGTCTTTAACTTTGGCGATCCTAGTACAAACTCTGGCAAGTTTGTTTTTGCTGAAGCATCTGATAGCAAGTTAAACAAACGATGGGCATATCCAGTGGCGCAAGTTATGGGCATCTTGGCACTTTCCGGCGAAACAGAAATGAAATTTAGCAATGCAGGCGCATTGGTTATTACTTGTAACTCGGGTCTAATTAAATATACATTTATCTTACCAGCACAAGCGAAATAAGGGGTAACGCAGTATGCCTAAAAAAGAACAGGACAATTTAACAGCAAAACAAGGCGATTCCGCTATGTTTTTGCCTTCTATTAGCAGTTTTTATGTTAATTATATCAGTAAACAACGCCATGGAGAATTTGTCAAGAAGTCTCGTATACCATTTGCCAATGGCATGGAAGGGCTAAACTTCTTTAACGAAAAGGAAGGCAATTTTACATATAAATGGGCGTTATATTCGGGCGGGCATGCTGTGCTTGATGTAAATAAATCTGTCCCAGGAGAAGACATGATTCGGAAACGTGATCGAGATAAAACTTGGTTACTGGGCGACTCTGGAGGGTTTCAAATTGCGAAAGGTGTATGGGACGGCGATTGGAAAGATCCTGCTTGTCCAAAGGCACAAAAGAAACGTAGGCTAATATTGGAGTGGTTGGAAGCATACATGGACTATAGTATGGTTTTAGATATTCCTGCTTGGCTATGTAACGTTCCAGGCAGTAGTGAAAAAACAGGCATACATTCGTTTAACGATGCTGTTGTTGGTACAAAATATAACCATGATTACTTTATGAAACACAGAGTAGGCGTTGAAAACGGCGGCACTAAGTTTCTTAATGTAATACAAGGCGAGAATCATCAAGATTCTGCTAACTGGTATAGCATCTTTAAAGACTATTGCGATCCAATGGTATACCCAACAACACACTTCGATGGATGGGCTTTTGGTGGTCAGAATATGTGTGATATATCGTTGTCACTAAAACGTATTGTTGATTTTCATTTTGATGGTCTCTTAGAGGAAGGTGTACATGATGTAATTCACTTCTTGGGTATGAGTAAATTGGAATGGGCTGTAGTATTAACAACCGTTCAACGAGCAGCTCGCAAGTATTACAATCCTAACTTGTTGATTACATTTGATGCTGCTAGTCCATTCTTAGCTACAGCCAATGGCAGAATTTATACAACCACTAACACAAAGCATGATACCAAATGGACTTATCGTTCAGAAGAATCTATAGACGATGTGGCTTACACTAGCGACACTCGTAGTTACAAAGATGCTGTTTTAAACGATGGTCTTTATGCAGAGTTCGACGAAGGTCCTGTGATGTCTGAGGTCAAGATTAACGATATATGTTTCTATCCACCCGGGTCCATTAACAAACAAGGCAATGTGGCAAAGACATCCTGGGACACATTTAGTTATTGTATTCAAATGGGCCATAATGTGTGGAATCATATTAATTCTGTACAAAAAGCAAACACCGAATATAAAAATGGTAGTACACCAAAGATGCTTATATTCGACGACAACATTAAATCTGTTAGAATTGAAGATGTAGTAGATAGTATATTTGCTTGCAAAACTCGTGAAGAAGCGTATGCTATTATCGAAGATCCTACTATGGAACGATTTTGGAAACAAATCGTTGGATCACGTGGGAACATAGGTAAGAAGATCCAAAATGCGAAAACACAATATCATAATATATTTGATGCAGAAATAAACACAGAGAAAGCAACGCAAGAAGAAGTAAAGGCAGTAGAAGACGCTAAAATCGCGTTGAAAGAACGCAATAAGTCTAATACATCTGAAACATACCCAACACTATTTGGATAAGGCAATGAAAGAACTAAATGTAATAACTAAAGGTAAGGCGCAAGCACAAGGTAAATCTGTACTATTATTTAGTGGCGGGATGGATTCTGTTATGTTCAATTTGTTACTAAAACCTGATGTGTTGTTATACATTCCAACCGGTTCTAACTATGAGACTGTTGAAACTGCTAAGATACAAAAAATGGCACAGGCTGGTATTATAGATAAAGACAAGTTAGTTGTACTTGACAAAGAACTAAACTTAGGTATGTTTGAACGCGATGATCTTATTGTGCCCAATCGCAATGCACATCTAATCTTATTGGCATCACATTTTGGAGAAACTATTTACTTAGGTTCTGTATACGGCGATAGATCATTTGACAAAGATAAAACGTTTTACACGTTAATGGAAAACTTGCTGAACCATATGTGGGCCGAGCAACATTGGACCGAGGAACGTAAGTTTACAGTGACTTCTCCATACAAAGATACAACTAAAACAGAACTCATTAAAGAGTACGTTAAGGAAGGCGGCAATATACAACACGTATTAGATTCCTATAGTTGCTATCGTGGTTGGGAACAGCCGTGTGGTATTTGCAAGCCGTGTGTTCGCAAAGCAGTATCGTTATATTGTAATGATATTAAAGTTCCAAATAATTACTTCGAAGAGCACCCGATGTCAGCTGCTTGGATTAAGGAAGTATTACCGTTGATGGCCGATGGTAAGTACAGAGGTAGAGAAGATAGTGAATTTTTGTTAGCAATGGATAAGACTGGATTTATGCCAGATGGATCATGAAGAACTGCATAGCGCACACATAAGTGAAGGCCTTAGGAAGGCAGTTACTAATGCTCACATTATTGCCGAGTGTGCGTTTGAGATAGCAGATCAACAGTCTGTATATTATTTCAATGTGGGCATACAGATATGGCAAGACAAGGACTGGGAATATAACGAATTTCGCCTATTATGCGAAAGATATATCACCGAACATAATTTAATAAATAATAGTAGTTATAAAGAAATAGCAGATAAGCTGTTTACATTTTTAGCCACAGACTTGCCAGGACGGCACATTGTAATAGAAATTAACAATGGCGTTAACGGATTAACTATCAACTACAACCCATAAATTATGGAGAGCCACGATGGCCTATAATAAAAAGAAACCAATCGAAACAGCAGGCATGAAACCAGAAGTAATCAAAATCTTTGAAGAGCTCGAAGATTACCAATGGCATTGTCGTTTTAACTTAAAGAAGTTCGACGAATCTGATTTGTTCAAATCACCTGAATGGCAACGATTTAACGAAGCAAGAAAACGCAAGGCAGCATTTGAAGCCCGAGAAGCAAAGCGAGCTTCAAAGCGAGCACATTCTTAAACCAACACAGAAGGTCATAATATGATCACTAACGTACCAGACGTAGATCTAGGCAGTTACGCCATGTCATTAGGTAACCTATCTATTAGCCAAGACATGGTGGGCTCACAGACTATTAATATGTCGTTTTCGCTGCCTTACGCTAATAAAGATAACGATACTAAATTGGATCAATTCTTTACAGACTTGCGTATCATGAATACCCTGCGAAGTAATCCTACTGCGGTCGTTAGGGATCATTATGAACAACTGTTATCATTGCTAGCTTTGACGAGTAATACACTGCCCACAGCCAAGTAGCATAAATAAACACAGTACCAGCAAGAGGTTGGTACTAACTTAAACAACTATAACTGGAGGTTATAATGTCTTTAAACAAGCAAAAATGCGATCCTGCACTGGGTCAAAAAGTACACGCACATCTTGAATCCTTAGGATTAGAAACACCACAAATCGAAAACTCTTTGTCGGTTAAAGAACGTATCGCTACGATCGAAGGTCATTTCCATAAGATCATGACAACACTTGGGTTGGATTTAAGCGACGATAGTCTTATTGATACACCCAAACGTGTGGCTAAGATGTATGTAACAGAAATATTTTATGGCTTAGACTATGATACATTTCCTAAATGTACTGCAATTCTTAATAAGTTTGATGCAGACGAAATGATTGTGGAACGTAATGTAAACGTAATGTCAAATTGCGAACATCATTTTGTTACTATCGATGGCCTTGCCACAGTTGGTTACATTCCAACAGCAAAGGTTATTGGGCTTAGTAAGATCAATCGTATTGTAGAATACTTCTCAAAACGACCACAAGTACAAGAACGCCTAACAGCACAGATTCATGCTGCATTATGTTTCATTCTTGAAACAGAACATGTTGCAGTTATGATTGATGCCAAGCATTACTGTGTAGCCTCGCGTGGAATCGAAGATACTGGATCATTTACTACAACTAGTAAATTGTCAGGTGCATTCAAAGATACCAACGAAGGCGCAAGGCAAGAGTTTATGGCAATCGCTAATAACACTTACAAGTAAATGTTCTTTTATCTCACCGTAGATAATTCTAAGGTGGAGTTGTTACCCGAAGCGTATTCGGTTAATAGCTCCACGTTGTTTTTAGATTCTGGCTGGAACATGAAAGAAGACACTAACACCATTACGTGGCGTAAAGGTTACAGTTTAGAATGTACAATGGAAGATATCCATCCACATGCACAATGTCGTGGACATTATTGTATTATTGAGTTTACCAAGGTCGGCGGAGAATGGAATATATATCATGATACATTACGTGGCTTTCCAATATATTACAATAAACACAACATTACTAATTTGGTACCATTCGACCAAACAGTTTCCATTAACGATGCTATAAGTGTTACAACGCATGTTGCACTTAAACCAGGTCATAAAGTAACATTTGATTACACTCCACAATCATTGAGTATAGACGACGCAGCAGACTTGGTAAGTGACGAACTAGCTAGCAATATATTAGATTATATAAAATACAATAACAGAAAATTATGTCTTGATATGTCAGGTGGATACGATAGTACAACTCTTCGAGCTATTGTAGAATCAAGAAATATACCTTGCACTATAAGAGATGTGGTTATTAGAGGATTACCAATAGAACAAACTAAAGAGCCACTGCTTAAATATCTACGACAAACGCATTGGGGATACAAGCAGTTAAGAATGGAAATAAGAAAGCCTCCTGCAGGTAATGCATTGGTAACTGGTTATATGGGCGATGAGTTCTTAATGAGAAATCCGGCTTATGTATCGTACGTGTTAAATCTACATGGAATGTCATTGTATGACTATATCACAAAATCAGTAGAAACAACATATATGACTGATTTTATCAAAACGTACTACATGGAAAAAATTGCAACACCTAAGCCAGATGGCTATACATTAGATGATGTTATAAATGCATTAGCAACAGATTATCAGATGTGGCACTACAATGAGCAGATAATGTTACTACCATACAAATCTAAGAAAATAATGGAATACGGCTTTAGTTTAGACATTGATAGTATAATTAGCCAGGTAATGTCCGCAACGATACAGAAGACGATAATTGAACGTAGTAACCCAGCATTACTAGATACGATATACAAACATAAAAATGTTTATCAAAACAATTGATATTTAACCCAAACTACAGTATAATAACAATATGAAAAAATTAAAAATAAGCGAATCCTTTTACTCTATACAAGGCGAAGGGTTTTATACAGGTGTTCCTAGTGTGTTTTTAAGAACATTCGGCTGTAACTTAACTTGTGAAGGCTTTGGTATGTTAGCAGGAGAAAAATCCAAAGACCGGTTTAATGTAACAATTGACAACTTGTTAAAGACAGCAACATCAATACATGACTTGCCACTTGTCAGCACTGGATGTGATTCATATGCTAGTTGGGATGTAAGGTTTAAAGGACTAAGTCCAATGAAGACCACCGACCAAGTAGCAGACGAGATTACAGCATTGCTGCCATCTCCTAACTGGGACGGTGTGCATTTGATTATAACAGGCGGCGAGCCTTTATTAGGATGGCAACGTGCGTACACTGAACTATTTGAACACAGTAAATTATCAACATTGAAACACGTGACATTTGAAACAAACGGCACACAAGCATTACACACAGATCTTAAAGAATATACAATTCATTGCGATCAGCAGTTTAACTTTTCAGTAAGTCCAAAGTTATCGGCAAGTGGAGAGGATCCTGCTATTGCCATTAGGCCAGACATTGTTGCCGAGTATCAGTATCACGGCACCGTTAATCTTAAATTTGTGTGTAACACAGAATCACACATCATAGAGGCACTTGACGTGGTGTCACAGTACCGAGCAGCCGGGCTTAAAGAGCATAACGTCTGGATCATGCCTGAAGGTGGAATGAGCACACGTTACAACGAAAATGCCAGGCCAATGGCAGAGTTATGCTTAAAGTACAAATTAAACTATAGTCCAAGACTTCATGTTGACCTTTTTGGAAATGCCTGGGCTACATAATGGCATATATAAAGCCAAATGCCATAACAGATCCAGATCTGGTTGGGCTCACTCGAACTGAATGGTGGATGGTGCATGACATGTACGCCCAGGGCGGAATTGTAAAGATGGGCGCAACAAAACACTCAGCGTTAGACTTGATATTTACTTGTATAATAACACCAGGCGGCGACATTTACGAACTAGTAGTAGATACAGAATCCTTTCGACGCAAAAAATCGTCAATTGTAAAGGTTAGTAAAATAACAGATGCAGAACACCAGGAAAGAATGATAAGTTGGGATTCAGAAAACAAATAACAGCATTAGCAAACTACCATGAATAAAGTAAAAGAAATTAAATGATAACAGTATACGATATACAGCAATTCGCAGACGAATTAACAATTCAAGTGGAATCATCCAAAATATCAGATTGGGCTGCTAGAAAATCATTAACATCTACTTGCATTGTATTGAACATGATGTCTGATTTAACCAAACAGGCCCAATTTTTATTGGACGGTAAGATTACAGCAACACAATATAACAAACGAGTTGAACAATTGCGGCTGGTGTTTGAGCCGCAATTAAACGACCGATAAATAGCATTAACGGAGTATAATATGTGGTTTTTAAAGAACAAAGAAAAAGAACGAGCTGATGCATTACAAGTACAGTTACAGATGCTATTAGACGAAAGACAAGTAGAGAAAGATGCAATGCAGGCAGAAAAAGATGCCTATGCCGAAGAACTATTTGCCGAAGAAGAAGTTGAACGTCTAGCAGCAGAAGAAGCTAAACGCAAAAATGCCGAGAAAGAGATTGCTACCAAAGCAAAGGAACCTTATATTAACATTGTTAGTATGGACATGGACCCAGCCAATGGTGCAAATGTTGGTGCCATAGAGATGGATTGGAATGTTCACTTTATTGAAATGTTACAGAAGAATGGATATGTTGGCGTTAGCGACGAAGATGCTGTTGATCAGTGGTTTCGTGATGTATGCAAACACGTTGTACTAGAGACATACGAAAACGAAACTAACAATGACAATGTTACTCGCGCGGATTTAGGTAACGGACTAGCAGAATACTCGTAGTATGGCTACTGAAGTAGAAGCACTTCTTAAATCCATGCGTATGAAAGTTGTGGGTCAAAAACGCCAGGCTGTTTACGATGACAGGTTTTGGGCTGTAGACGAGCCGTTGTCAACAACTGTAGAGTACCGCACCGAGAATGTGTACGTTGTGGAGATTCCAGAAAAAGAATTGGAAACTATGGTCGACGTTCGCAATTGGTACAAAGATAATCTCAGTGGTTATAATATAGAACGATTTGATCAAATGATAACCGACCATTACCACGAGCGCAATCTACGCGCACAAGATCCAAGACTTAAAGAGTTATATGATCAGTACACTGTGTTGCTGGCACTAATTAGCGATAGACAGTATTTGACCAAGTGACTGAGCAATACGCAATCTATTACAGCGGCGGCTCCGGTGGTTATATGTTCTTTTGGACTCTTCAGATAGCACTCGGGTACAATGTCCAACATGCCATTAAAAAGAACTGGGATATAAAAACTTATGCTACATGGAAAAGATCTGAGCAAATTAAATTCAATGGGCCAGCCGTTAATAATGTGTACTTGTATTGTAATAGTAACAAACTGCAAGCTAGCAGCAGCGGCGACATAACAACAATGTTACTATATACAGATATCACAACGCAACTCAAATTGGCAGAGCTTAAAGCAGCTCACTGGTTTTATAAACCCCCAATGCCAGTTGTTAGCCGTCTCATAATGGCGGCTAACACGTATAACGACATTGAGTTATCTTCGAACGCTGCTGGTGACAATAGCTGCTTGTTCACAGATTGTACACATTCATTTATGTTGCAAGAAGTAATACGCACGAAATTTAAATGTGTGTGTGATGTGTTAGGGCTAGCACACACACAGGAAATCGTCGACCACATAGATAAATGGGTGCAATTACATCCGTTCACAATACAACAACGATTGGTAAATAAACCCTGAAAAGCCTTGACATCCTTCTCTAATAGTAGTATAATAACACATGAAATATATAATTATAGACACAATGAACATGTTTTTTCGCTGCAAGCACGTAGCTCCAAGAGGCACCGATGCTTGGACAAAATGCGGGTTTGCTTTACACTTAACACTAACATCGGCTGCTAAGGAGTTTCGCGAACACAAAGGAGATCATGTAGTATTTGCATTAGAAGGCGGAAATAGTTGGAGAAAATCTTTCTATCCACCATACAAACGACATCGCGCAGAAGCAAGAGCAGCATTAAATGAAGAGCAAGTAGAAGAAGATGCCATGTTCTTTAAAGCATACGACGATATGGTAGAGTTTCTAAATCGAAAATCTAACTGCACTGTGTTATCCACGCCCAACACAGAAGGCGATGATGTTATTGCGCGTTGGGTACAGACACACCCAGATGACGAACATGTTATTGTAAGTAACGACACCGACTTTGTACAACTATTGGCACCCAATGTAACACAATATAACGGTACTGCAAAAAACTTATTAACAATTAACGGCATCTTTGACGACAAAGGACAGCCAGTGTTTGACAAGAAAACGAAGCAGTTAAAGGAAACACCTGATCCTGTTTGGGAACTATTTTACAAATGCATACGCGGCGATAAAACAGATAACGTATTCTCAGCATTTCCGGGTGCCAGGGTAAAAGGAACCAAGAACAAGGTTGGTATTCGCGAAGCATACGAAGATCGGGTGTCACAAGGATATAATTGGAACAACTTTATGTTACAACGATGGGTTGACCATATGGACGTTGAACACCGGGTTATGGATGATTATAACAGAAATATTACTATTGTTGATCTTACACAACAACCCGATAATATTAAAGATGCAATGGATAATACAATTGCAGAAGCATACGCCAAAGCACCTGTTCCAATGGTCGGCGCACATTTGTTGAAATTCTGCGGCAAATACGAATTAAGTAATGTTGCGAAATATGCCGACAGATACACAGACTTCTTAAATGCTAAACTACCAGATCTTAAGGCATAAACATTATTAATATTGGAGACAAATAGTGGATAAAATAACGTTAAGCAAACGAATAAGACCCAACAGCGAAATCCTACCCTGGATTCACAATGAAATTGTGGCACTGGAAGATGAACTGGAGTTTTTGGCCACTGAATATGATACACAGGGTCAGCATTTTTATCGCATGGAGGCTGATATTGAGAAGCTGCAAACAAAGGTCTACAGACTAGAAGAAATGTATCGCAGACTACAACAAAACAACTATGCACTGCTAGACGAATTAACCGATCGCTACTGGGCTAAACTGGAAAACGCAGATGAAGAATAAGCCAGAATATATATATGTTACAGGTGCGCCTGGTTCCAAGTGGAGTTCAGTGATTAAGAATATCTACTGGAGCGACGATGTAAACCACAGTGATTACTCTAAAGAACGTACTTATTACCACGATGCAGATTCTCCTGGTCGGCCGCAGTTAATGCATCTAGGTGCTTATTTAGACCCAGGTATGGAATTTGGTACATTTGAGTTTGATGCGCCGTTTACTGGTGACGGCATTAAGATAGTTAAATCACATACATTAGCACATTCTCTCAATCACAGTAACTGGCCAAATGAGTCCGAACGAGGATGGCATACACCAGGATGTCCTCTTATTCTAGTATACAGAAATGATGTAGAATGTTATGAATGGTGGAAGAAATGTGGTGGCTTTAATATAACATATCCGCTGTATAACGATTATTATACAGACTTAGACAGCATGTGGGATCATATTGTAAGACAAAATAACGACATTATGACATTTGTCAAACGCAATTTTAACAGGGTACAACGAGTATACAATAACCAGGCGTTGTGTGAGATACTAAATATATCACACAACATAGCAACAGACGGCGAAGATGTTAGTGTATATCATGATTACACTAAAAAAGATATTCAAGTATATGTCTATAAATAATCTATCAAGAGGAAACACTATGTTAGCAACACCAGTAGTTAAGAACAAAGTTTGGATTGTAGAAAACCAAGGTAACAGGTTTGGTACGATTGTATCCACATGTGATGGGTCTAAGAATGTTGTACTAGTTACAAACGAAACACGTACTAAATATCCATCTATTAAGGTGTTAAGTCAAAAACACAATATTAAATTTAGCAACTCAACTAAAAAAGTCAAGACATTACCTACTACTGTTTATGGGTATAGTGCCGACGGCGCAGTACATAACGAGTTGTTTGACGTATCCAAGAATCTGCCAGTGTACACTAAGTCTGCAGACAGTAAAAGTTTATTTTGTGCTGGCTATTACATTATTAATTTCTGTGGCAGTTGGGTTAAGAACCATTGTCCTAAGTTATTGACACTAGAACGTAATCTGTATCATGGCCCATTTTATACAGAAGAACAAATGAAAGATGCATTGGCAGTGGCAAGGAAAAAATGACACCTTTACACTTTACCAAGTTTAACGACAAAGTTCATCAGATGAACACAGGGCACATTAATGAATTAAAAATGTCTTCTGCGGAAGCTAGAGCATTACTCCACGACATGTTTGCTATACTAGCGGAACTTAATGCATTTAGGGCAGCAAGCATAGATGAAGTTATTGAGATAGTTATTGATGCTGGAAACAATTCATTATAACCAACTATTATTGCATAAATACTGTACAATAATGAGGTATTATCCATGAGTAGACCAAAGCCTA